ATGCAAAGCGATATTAATGGTAAAAGCGGTTTCAAGCCAATGTTTGATTTGTTTAATGATGAAGAAAGTCGAGATAATGGAATACATACTTTCGTATTTACAGAAAAAGATATATTAAGAAGTGCTATTTTAAAATTTATAGTGAAGAAGCTTAAAACGATTTAATTTTAGTGTACTTATAGTTATGGAGTGGACTGAAATAATAGTGGCAGTCATTAGTGCCACAGCTACAATAACATGCACATTATTGGGGAAGTTTGCAATAGACAAAAGGAAGGCAGCTAAAAAAGATCCCATAATGCAAGATGTTGAGAATAATGAAAACATAGAAATATGCCTTGGCTATATACTAGAACAAATGGGTGCAGACAGAGCTTATATCATGCAGTTTCATAACGGAGGTTATTATATATCTGGGAAAAGCCAACAGAAATTTAGCTGCTCTCATGAAGTAAGTAGTCCAGGCACCAGCAGGGAATGCCATGACTCTCAAAACCATCTTATATCTAATTACCACAATTACATTGGCAGTATAATGAGAAATCAAGAATACTGTTATGAGAATGCTGCAGACATAGAGGATCATGCATTTAAAAATGTGATTATGTCGAAAGGCGTTCTTTCTATATATAATATACCACTAAAAACATTAGAAGGTAAAATTATAGGTATATTAGGTATTGACTTTGTGAAAAAACAAGCTAGCCCAATATACAAATTTGTACAAGACCCTGTAGAATGCAAATGCCATCAAGATGTAAACCAATTCATGAGAAGGCAGGCAAGAATTTTATCTGCATATTTAATTTAAATTGATTTTTTTATAATATTTTTTTATTATAAGCCATGAGGTCAATATTTTGTACAAATTGCGGAGCGAAGATGGAATACTCTTCGGAAAAGCCAAAGTTTTGCAGTTCGTGTGGCGAACCTATGTCGGCAAGCTCTGTAGGCTCAATTTCTAGTTCAAAGACAAGAAAGCCTACTAGGGTGAGGCCAGCGCCAATTAGTGAAGTAGGCGAAGACTCTACTGATGCTACAGAGGTTCCGCATGTTGGAAATTTAGAATATGATATCGATGTGCCTCAAAACAATATATTTAATCTAGGCGATATATTGCATGAGAGGCAAAAAGAAGAATAATAGCACATATGAAGACTACTCTGATATAATTGATTCGGAACTGGCAAAGCGAAGAAACAATTGGTTTCTGAACTCTGTCTCATGGATTGATTTTGATGATGTTAGCCAAATCATTAGAGCCCACATTCATAAGAAATGGGATCAATGGGATCAAGAACGTCCCATAAAACCTTGGTTAAACAAAATTATATCTAATCAGTTTAAAAATATACTAAGAAATAACTATAGCAATTATGCTCGCCCATGCTTGAACTGCCCCTTTGCTATGGAGGCCTCAGAAAACCAATGCATGTTCACCCGCAGTGGAGCACAAGATAGCAGCTGCCCTTTATATAAGAAGTGGGAAAAAACAAAAAAGCAAGCCTACAATGTAAAGATAACATTATCTATAGAAAATCATTTACATGAAGTTGAAAAAACTTATACTGAGTCAGACCAGGACATTGAGCAATCTATAAAAAAATTAGTTTCAGAACTTAAAAAAGTTTTAAATAAAAGACAGTGGCAAGCTTTCGATTTATTATTTGTACAAAACTTGTCTGACGAAGAAGCCGCTAAAGAAATGGGATTTAAAAGTAGTGAATCAGGGAGAAAAGCTGGTTATAAACAGATAAAAAACCTTAAAAACATACTAAAAGAGAAAGCTGAAAAAATTCTTGACGATAAAGGTATAGTATTTTTAAACGGAGATAACGATGGAACTGACAGACCAACAGAAAAATAAGCTACTTGAGAATTTCAATAGCACACCAAACCTAACGGAGCTAACGCGGTTGGTTTTTGAAGACGAAACCTTAGATGGGAGAACAAAAGAAGGTAGAGCTGTTAGGGACTTCCTTGCTAGTAGAAGCTTGGACTATGAAACTACTGCATGGGAAAAAGTTAAAGAAGTTGACTTATCAGAGAGAGAAGTAGAATTTATTAAGGTTCAAGCAGAGAATGGATTAAGTGCCTTTCAAATATCTGAAATATTATATCCAGATATAAATGTAAAAAGACTATCAAAACATCATTTAGCTGTATTAGAGTTCTTAAAAGAATATGAGCCTAATTTTGTACATGAAAGTGAGTCTGCTATAAACCAAGAGTATAAACCACCTAAGACTATTACAATATCTATAGATAAAATAAATAAATATTGTCATCTAAACCACAAAGAAGAGGAAATGAATCACGAAGACCTAGAATGTGCAAAACAATTATTAAAGAATTTGTCGGCGCCCAGGTTAATACAAGTAATAAATAATTATAGCAGTAAAAAGGATAGGGAATTATTTGAGGCTGAGTTTGTAAGAGCCATATGGGACAAACCAGACTTAACTAGTGATGAAGTTAATTTATATATCAATGTCTGTGTTGATTATATTAATTTAAAAAATATTTCGTCTCACATAGAAAAACTTAATACAATGTTTAATGAGGTGGAAGACCAGCAGGACATGACGGTTAGATTGGCTGAAGTACTTAAATCAAAAACAGACGAGTACGACAAGTGTGAAAAACGCATGGAGTCTTTAATTAAAAAACTAAATGGTGATAGAGCCGAAAGGCTAAGGAATAGACAAAAAGAAAATGCCAGCATATTGACTTTAGTAAGAAATTTCCAGATAGAAGAACAAAGAAACCAAATGATAGAAATTGCAGAGATGCAGAAAAAATTAGTTGAAGAAGAGGCTGATAGATTAGATAATATGGAAAGCTGGAAAGCTAGAATTTTAGGAATATCAAAAAAGGATGCTATATGAAGAAAATTGAATTATTAATTGGCGATCATGAATATGAATTGATTGAAAAGATTTTTGAAAAAGAACCTGACTTCAATCCAATCACTGAGACTGATCAAGTTATTATTAAAGCCCTTAGCGCTATCATTAGTCCTAAGAACTTGGCGGAAGAGAATGTCGGCGGCAAAGAAGTCACCACTACATCTTACCAGAAAATCCAAGAACCCGAAGACAAGACTATTGATGGCAGCACCCCTATTGAAAATTTATGACATCAGGCCTATATGTCTACCAGTTAGACAACATAAGAGTCATAGATGGAGATACAATAGATGCAGATATAGATTTAGGTTTCCATATAACAGTAAGAAAGAGAATAAGACTATATGGAATAAATACTCCAGAGATTAGATTACAAAGTAAAATTAAAAATCTAGAAGATCGTAAAAAACAGAAAAATTTGGGGCTATCTGCTAAAGCTCGCCTCAGCGAGATTTGCAGCAAGAACAGTATATATCTCGAAAGTGTTAAGATTGGAAAGTATGGGCGGGTGGTAGGCAATCTATATTTCATCGAAGATGATATGGGTATTGAAGAAGATTTTGTTTCTATTAATGATTTGCTTATTACTGAAGGGCATGCCGAAGTTTATAATAAATAATTATTTGTTTTATTTTTATGAGTGTAGAATGCAAAGTATGTGGTCAGTCGTTCAAGAACGACAAGGGCCTTCATATGCATATATCTAAAATTCATAAAATTACATTAGCTGAATATTATGTTAATTTTTATCAGCGTAAAGATTTGCATAGTGGCGACCTTTTGCCATTTACAAATAAACAAGATTATTTTATAATTAATTTTTTAAATAATGATAATTTAATTTCTTGGTCGAGCTACGCCAACCCAGAGGAAGTAAAAAAATATTTGCTCGAACGATTGTCTCACAGAATTGAGAGCAAAAAATTGAAACACGCACCGTGTCACACCGAGATTGTCCTCAACGAACTTCCGAACATTGACTTATATAAAAAGTTTTTTGGGTCTTACTCTAAGGCTTGTGAGGAACTAAAAATAATGCCATTATTTGGCAGAAACATAATGAAAGACTTTTTTAAGAAAGATGATTTTTTTAAAAGTTTAAAAATACTAATCGACACCAGAGAACAGCAACCCTTGGAATTTGATAAGTCTATGACGATGAAGCTTGACTTTGGAGATTATACTTTAGGAGCTCCCCATTATGATTATACATATGTAGACAGAAAGAGTGAGACAGACTTTAAGGGTACATTTTCTGCTGGACTAGATAGATTCAAAAGAGAACTAGATAGGGCTAAAAATTTCTCATCGTATGTCTTTGTTGTTGTTGAGTCAACGATAGAAGACATTATTAAGAATAATTTAAACAGTCCTTACAAGTCGAACCTATCGTATGTATGGCATAATGTTAGAGAGATCTGCCACGAATACAAAGGTGTATGCCAGTTTGTATTTACGGGCGGTAGAAGGCAGTCAGAAGAAATCATACCTAAAATCTTATTCTATGGTAAAAAACTTTGGGATGTTGATTTGCAATACTTTATAGATAAAAAATGACTTGGGAAACAGGAGTTCAAAAATACCAAAACGAATTTGGTGGTGTTAACGAAGAAATAAAGAGAATCAAAGGATACATGGACGAAGACGAGGCCAAGTATCATTTGTATAAATTTCTTAGGTCTAATGTTACTTTTGCTACTGATTTGATTTCTGGGGTACAACTTTTCCCTTTTCAACACTTAGCTATCAAGGCCATGCTGGAAGCTGATTATTTCTTAGGAATATGGAGTCGTGGTATGTCCAAATCTTTTAGTACGGCTATATATGCATATCTTGATGCCATGTTCAACCAAGGGATCCAGATAGGTATTCTTGCTGCAACATTCAGGCAGTCAAAGATGATATTTGAAAAAATAGAAGATATCGCTAAAAAACCTGAGGCGGAGTTCTTGTCACAATGTATAACTAAAAAATCTAAAAAGAATGACCAGTGGACTCTCGAAATAGGAGACTCTAAAATAATTGCTTTACCATTGGGCGATGGATCAAAGCTTCGTGGATTTAGGTTCCATAGGATTATTATTGACGAGTTTCTTTTAATGCCTGAACATGTATATAACGAAGTTATACTTCCTTTCTTGAGTGTTGTGCAAAATCCCACAGAGAGGGAGAATTATACAAAGATTGAAGATCAGCTTATAGCTAGAGGGGAAATGAGAGAAGAGGATAGAAAAAAGTGGCCAAACAATAAACTTATAGCCTTATCTTCCGCAAGCTACAAGTTTGAGTACCTATATAAGGTGTATGAAACTTTTGAAGATCTCATCCTTAATGGTAGAGATGAAATGAATAAAGATCTCTCAAATAGGTGCATAATGCATTTCAGTTATGATGTAGCACCTAAGGCTCTATACGATCAAAATTTGATTAACCAATCTAAACAAACTATGAGCCAGTCTCAGTTTGATCGAGAGTTCGGTGCAATTTTTACCGACGATAGTTCTGGCTTTTTTAAAACCTCTACAATGAAGGCTTGTACTATTCAAGATGGAGAAGAGCCTTCGACAGAAATTTGCGGAGATCGAGATTCTAAATACTTGCTTGCATTTGACCCTAGTTGGGCTGAAAGTGAAAGCTCTGACGATTTTGCAATGCATGTTTTTAAATTAAACGATAATACAAGAAACGGAACATTGGTTCATAGTTATGCTGTCCCTGGTTTAAAAATGAAAGAGCATATTAAGTATTTTCATTATATATTAACCAACTTTAATATTGTAGCTATAGTTGGTGACTATGGTGGAGGTGTTCAGTTTATACAGGCTTTAAATGCTAGTGAACTATTTAATAAAAGTAAAATAGAAATAAAGGAAATCACTGCTAACCTTGATGACCAAGAAAACTATCAGGACTGTCTAAGAGAAGCTCGAACCCAATACAATCTAAAAGAAAACCAGATATGTATACTAAGGAAGCCTACCGCAGATTGGATTAGAAAGGCTAATGAATTGCTACAGGCAAACTTTGACCACAAAAGAATTTGGTTTGCATCAAGACCTTTAGACAAATCCTATAATCAGCAGATAAAAAAGAATGTTCCCATTGATGACCTTATCTTTATGCCCAATCAATCAGATCTACAAAAGTCAGGGGGAAAGTTGTCCGTGATAGATTTCTTAGAGCATCAATATGACATGATTAACTATACTAAGAATCAATGTGCATTAATACAGGTAACTTCAACACCTCAGGGTACTCAAACTTTTGGACTACCTCTAAACCTAAGAAGGCAGACAGGCCCTGGTAAAGCGAGGAAAGACTCTTATTCTGCATTGATCCTTGGCAACTGGATGATCAAGACTTATTACGACATGATGAATGTAGAAGAGAACCCTGTTGCATCAACCTTTACTCCAGTTTTTATAAGTTAAAAGTAACTTTTAATTTAACTTTTGACTTTTCTGTGTATAATATATTATGCCTAGAAAATATACGAAGAGATCAGATTACTGGAATAAGTTTAATACTCATGAAAAAAGCCTAGAAGACTTGGCTGAATCAGCAGCTTCTGCTGGCCCAGTTTTTGCAGGAGAAAATTTTTATGTATCCGATGCGGCATACACAAGAAATGTGGGACAGATTCCAGACAGTGAGTCAACAATGGAAAGATGTGCTAGTAATAGCAGAAAGCCTGTATGCGATAAATATTCTCATATAAAAAATCTAAGCTTACCTTATTCGTATAAGCATAATCACATTTCACCTAGGGAGTCAATCTTGTTGTGTCAAAAGGCATATGCTAATGTGCCAATTTTTCGTAATGCTGTAGATGTTATGGCTGAGTTTGCTAACTCCGATATATATCTAGAGGGAGGCTCGGAGAAGGCTCAAAACTTTATTTATAAGTGGCTAGATAAGATACAGTGCTGGAAAATGAAGGATCAATATTTCAGGGAATACTATAGGTCTGGAAATGTATTTATATATAAACTAGAAGGTTCTTTCGGAAAAGAAGATGTTTTAAAACTTAATAAAATATATGCTAATTCAAGTTTTGCTAATTCTTCTATACCTATGAGGTATGTATTTTTAAACCCTTATGACTTTGTTGCTGACAGGGCTATTACATTTGACTCTAGAAATGGTGTATACCAAAAATTGTTAAGTGAATATGATATAGAAAGGCTTAAGAACCCTAAAACAGAATACGATAGGCAAGTCTATGAATCTCTTCCTCCCGAGGCAAAAGAAAAGATAGCTAAAAAATCTTTTAATAGAGATGGTGTTAAAATAGAGTTAGACCCAGATAAATTAATATACTCTTTTTATAAGAAGCAAGATTATGAACCTTTCGCTACTCCATTCGGTTTTGCAGTCCTTGATGATATAAACTGGAAAATGGAGTTAAAGAAAGTAGATCAGGCTATTAGTAGAACTGTTGAGAATGTTATCTTATTAATAACAATGGGTAACACTCCTGATAAGGGCGGAGTTAATCCTCACAACTTGCAGGCGATGCAGAGCTTATTTATGAATGAAAGTGTAGGCAGAGCTTTAATCGCAGACTACACAACCAAAGCTGATTTTATTATACCAGATTTAAATAAAGTATTAGGCCCCGAAAAATACCAAATCGTAAACGAAGACATAAAAGAAGGTTTGCAGAATATCATTGTCGGAAAAGAGAATTATTCAAGCACCCAAATCAAAGCACAGATTTTCTTAGAAAGATTAAAAGAGGCAAGGAATGCATTTATCAGCGATTTCTTACAGCCACAAATTAAAGAAATATGCCAATCTGTGGGTCTTAAAAATTTCCCCAAGGCTAAGTTTATTGAGATAGACATTAAAGATGAGGTGCAATTGCAAAGAGTAGCATCCAGGTTAATAGAGATGGGTATCATTACTCCAGAACAAGGAATGACTGCTATCAAGAAAGGTATTTATCCAAACCCAGAAGATCTCGGCGCAGCACAAGAAAAGCTAGTAGAAGATAGGGAAAAGGGTTATTATGTACCATTGGCTGCATCTCAGCCTATCTTGATGGAAGAAGACCAAGATATGAAAAAAGAGAAGCACGATGCAGAAATAGAAAATATGCAAAGTCCTCCAGCACAGCCGCAAGCAGCCCCCAAGAATAATGTACAGCAAGAAAATGGCAGGCCCGCTGGTACAAAAACAAAAACAAATAATGTAATAGGTTCGGAGCGCTATAGCAGAAAAGATATTCAGTCAACTGTGTACGAAATAGAAGATCTATTTAAAAATGCCGAATCCTCAATGAGAAAAAAGACTGGGAAGAAACGATTAAATAAAAATCAAAAAGAATTAATAAGTACGCTTATCGAGTCAGTAGTTGCATCTACAGAAAAAGAAGACTGGACTAATACAATAGATAAATGTATAGAAGATTTTAATCATATCGAAAAATTAAATATTTTACCTGATGTATTAGATATCTCTATTAGTCATGAAATAGTGTCTTATCCTGCGGCTATTTTATATCATAGTAAAAACGTCTCAAAAGAATAATAATAAGTGTATCTAACATTTACATGAAATTACCTTTTAAGTATACTGCATCTTTTGCTAATGACATAGAACTTAAGTCTTTTAATAAAGATTCTATTTCAACAGCATCCCTGGAAGACTTGAAATCAATCATACCCGAGGGAATCGATTTTGAAAAAAATATAGATCTTATTGGAGTCGCATTTAATGCTGCAGTAGCTAACAGGTTTAATAAAAATGGTGACGGTATAGATTCTAAAACAGCTGTAGCAATTAAGGATTATTTTATACACAAGCCTACTAATATAGAGCATCAAAGATCTAAAGTAGTTGGTCATATTGTAGGTGCATCTTTTTCTACATACGGAGATAATCAAATTATATCTGACGAAGAAATCGAAAAGTTTGCCACAGGTAGTAATGCATTTAATATAGCTCTTTCAGCTGTTATATATAAAGGTGTTAATCCTGACTTTGCTGCATTAGTTGAGAAAAGCACTGACGAATCAAGTGAATTTTACCATAAAGTATCTGCTAGTTGGGAAATCGGATTTAACGATTATGCAATTGCACTAGGAAGTCAAGATCTTGCGAAGGCAGAAATCGTAGAAGACGAAGACTTAAAAGAAGATTTATCAAAACATTTAAAAGCTTATGGAGGCACTGGAAAAACTGATGATGGAACCGAGATATACAGATTAATCAAAGGTGATATTTATCCAATAGGAATCGGTTTTACCGCTAATCCAGCAGCTGCAGTCAAGGGTCTTGTGAGCAGCAAACCCGAACAACAACAACCCGAAGATGGTACATTGAGTTCCGAGCATTTTGAAAAAATAAAGATATCTGAAATTAAATGCGAAGAAAAAATTTCCCAAAAAGAAAAAGACAATGTAAATTCTTACAACATTCAAAAACCTAATTCAATTATGGAACAAGAAATTCTCGAACAATTCAAGGAAGTTTTGGAAGCTAACGCCTCCTCTAAGAAGCTATCAGAAGAAGCCGTCGCTAATATGACGAAAATTTTTCATGATGCTATCGTAGAGAAAAGCACACAATGGCAATCCGAAAAAGAAGCAATGGAAACTGAAAAAGACACATTGCAAGAAACAGCTGAATCTCAAGCCAAGGAACTTGAAGAGCTTAAAGTTAAACTTCAGTCAACTGAAGAAGAGCTTGAAACCATCAAGTCAGAAGTAGCTGCCGCAGAAGCTGTAGAACATTTTAACAATCGCATGAGCGAGCTCGACGATACTTTCGAGTTGGAAGACGAAGATCGCCAATTGATTGCAGCAGAACTTAAGGAGCTTGACAGTGAAGAAGCATATGCTACTTACAAAGAAAAGCTTGAGGTTCTCTGGAAACATAAGACCAAGTCTTTCAAGGAAGAGCAAGAAAAGGCTATCCAAGAAAAAATCGAAGCCGCCGTTCAAGAAAGATTGAACAGTGAAGCAAGCTCAGAAACTTCAGAAGAAACACAAACAGAGGAAGAAGTAGTAGAAGAAGCTATTGAAAATGCCGAGGTTGAAGAAGAAG